TGTGGGTGCTCGATGGCGTCGGCCGGGGGGACGCTGCCCTCGGTGCCGGTCGACGTATCGCCGTCGATATATTCGCCGTTCGAGCCGCTTTTACTGCCGCTGGCGGGGGGGTTGTATTTCACGGATCAGACTCCTTCGTAGGCGACGAACAGGCGCGTGTGTGCGGGCTTGAGTCGGGGTAGCAGGCACTCGAGGTCGTCGGCTCGATCGATGTCGAGCAGCTCGTCGGTCCCGACCTGGCTCTGGCCGACACGAAATAGTTTGGTGCGGGCCTCGAGCACCCGCACGCGCCAGACCAGTCGCATCGCCGGCGGATTGAGGGGCTGGATGCCGACCTGGCTGTAGGCCGTGCCAACCCGGAATGCGCGGTGCTCCTCGACGTCGACGTTGTAGTTCAGGCGGCTCGCCACATCGACGTAGTACTGCACGTGCTGACCGCCCCTCGCCGACAAGCGATCAACCAAGGCGTTGCGGCGCTCTTGCAGCGACTGTGCATTGCCTCGGCACTCGTCGGGCAGCCCCGCCACGCGCTCCCAGTCGGGCAGTAGCTCGAGTGTGGCGTCGGGCAAGGCTTCATCCAGGACGTCCTGGCCCCGCTCGTCGACGCGTGCGAGCTCACCGCCGAGCGCGGCGAGCAGCTGCGCCCAGCTACTATCGGGATCCGTTGGCAGGGCAACACCCGGTGGTTGCAGGGCCAGCTGCTCGTCGCGGTAATCGGTCGCCGTGCGCGTCATCGATCAGCTCCAGGTGATGGTGCCGGGCACGGCGATCTCGCCGGTGGCGTGGGTGACATCGCCGCTCGGCGAAACGAGGTCGTGATCGGTCTCGCCGACGGCAATCGATATGGCTTCACGGATTTGGCTCTCGAGGATGGTCCCGCCCGGTTCGGCTTCCCGACGGATCAAATCGGCGACCTCGGCGATGATCGCGTCGCGAACGGCCTGGGTGTCCGGGTCCAGATTAGCGATCTCGAGGTCGAGGGCGACCGGGACCGGCGCCACCACGGTCACATCGGCGGTCGCCGGGCGCCGGCCGTCGATATAGTCAGCGACCGCATTGACCACCGTCTGATCGGGGATGCCGTCGGCTGTGGCCTCGTCGGTCATGAAGCGCACAGTCACAGTGCCCAAGCCGAGCTCGAGCGGGTACTCCCAGGCCCGGGTGACGTCCGGATGTGCGGCAAGCGCCCAGTCGACGTAATCACGAGCGGCGCCGCCGTGCGGTGGTTCCTGGATCCGCCGCAGCAGCCGCCTGAGCAGACTCTCGTCCGACTCCGTATCCGAGCCGCCGGTGAGGCCGTCGCCGGCGACGGCCGCCTGCGATTCGACGCCGGCGATCGGGCTGGTGAGGCTGAGCGTGACGCCGGGCGATTGGTTGCCGGCTTCGCCCGACTCGACAGCCGTGACATCGGCCATCGCGGTCCCGCCGTCGATCGTCGCGTCGGCGTCGGTCGTGTAGGCGGTTCCGTCGCCGACCTCGAGCTCGGTGCCGGCCGGGATGACGGCACCATCGGTCCCGCTGAACTCGACGGGCCCGGCCGCGTAGGTAGCCGCGAGCCGGGTGACGCCCCAGATCCCCGCCCAGCGCGCGAGATACTCTGCCTCAGCGGTGTCCGGGATCACCTGGTTGGCGATCCATTCCAGGTGGCCGTGCTGGCCGTGGGCTGAGCCCGCCTGGACGCGCGCGAGGGCCCGCACCAGGGAGCGCCGCAGCCGGGCGTCCGTGCCCGGCAGGCGCGACTCGAGGTCGCGCTGGATGCGCTCGATGAGCTCGGCGACGGTGGGGCGTTGAAACGACATTGCGGATCAGAGCCCGATCGCCAGCTTGAACACGCCCGTAAACGCCTGACCCATCAGATGGCGGGCACTCTCTGCCGCGCCGCCGCGCACGAGCTCGCCGATCCGCTCGCCAATCGGCTTGCTGGTGCCGGCGGTCTCGGGTGTCACCTTGAGCGCCTCGAGGCCCTTGGGCGAGAGCACCGCCTTTTGCGCCCCGTAGGTGTTGAAGTTCTGCACCCAGATGTAGCCGGCCGAGTGCAGCCACTGCAGCGTGTCCTGGATGAACGCGACCTCGGCCTCATCAGCGCCGCCGTCAGCATCGAGCTCCGCGACCTCGAGATAGTCGAGGTCGAGTGGCTGCGGGAACGCCTCGAACAGCGTGGCGAACGTGCGCGCACACACATCGTTGAAATGGTCGACGTTGTTCATGACGTACACCCCCCGGTTTCGGCTGTAGCTGCGTCCGCTCATGCTACGGCCTCCAGGGTGTAGGACCACACATCGGCATAACGCTCGCCGTTGGGCTTTTCGATCTCTACCGGGATGCCCATGACGCCGCTGCGCAGGCGCTCGGTGGTCACGCGCACCGCGCGGGCGACGCCGTCTTCGATCATCCAGGCGAGTGCCTCCTCGGCGTACTGCTGGGCGAGCTGATAGACGCGCGCGAGGTCCTTCTCGCGCGAGAGCAGCCATAAGCGCGAGCCCCACTGGTCGCCTTCGACGTCGGGCCAGGCGTCGCCCCAGAAGCCGCGGCGGTCATCGCTGCCGTCCGGGATATCGTCATCCGGCTCGGCGCGGCGGTCCGTGAACAGCGACATCGTCACTGCTGTCTGCAAGCCGCCGTCGGTGGCTAGATCCGCGCCGTCAATCGCGATGTCGAAGCGCGGCGGCGCGCCCGGCTCGCTGCGGTCGCGGAGGGCGAGATCGGTCATTGCGGCTCTCCGGTCGTGCCGCCGGAATCACCGGGGTGGGTGTGCGTCTTGAGCGAGATACCGTCCGCTTCGACGTCGCCGTTGACGACCTCGAAGCCGCCGTCGACCGAGGCAGCGGCGCCGCTCCCGCCGCCGCTTACGCTCATGCCGCCCTGGGCGGCCAGCGCGCCCCGGACCAGGAGCTGACCTGTCACTGTCGTCGTCGGCGAGTCGATCTTCGCCTCGGTCGCCGCTTTCACTGTCGCGACATCGGTGTCGACCGTGACGCTGCTGCTGGCGTTGACTGCGGCCGTGTCGCAGTTGGCCTCGATGTCGGGCGCATTGACCTCGACTTTCGAGCGCGCATCGACAGCGATCGTGCCATCCTCGCGCAGGTAAACTTGCTCGCCGAAGGCGTTGTAAAGCTGGCTCTCGCCCTCGGCGAGATCCGTGGGCCGGTAGCGGCGATCGTCGACCACCACGGCGATCGAGTGCGAGCGGTCGCCGCCGACGGCGAGCAGCACGGCCTCGGCGCCAGGCACCGGATGCGCGGTGTGGCCGAAGGGCTGGAAGTGCTCGGTGCCGTCGATGGTCTCCCCGGCGAGCACGCGCAGCTGCAGCTCCTGCAGCCGGTGCGCGTCGTGCACGAGGCTCACCACGGCGCGGTTGACCATCACGGCCACGCGCCGGCGGATGGGCCGGGTCATGTGGTCGACGAGGCGGCTCACGGACCCCATGCGGCGTCGTCCTTCTCGCTGCCTGGCTCGGGCACCTGCTTGCGAGCGAACGCCTCGGGCGGCATGGCCGTCAGGCGTGTGCGCGTGCCCTCGTCATCGAGCGTGAACTCGACGTCGGCGATCAGGTAGTCGCTATCCGCGTCAGCCGTGTCCAGACCCATGAACGGGTCGCGGATGCGCACCCGGCGGTTGGGCTGCCACAAGTCGCCGCCGTCGCGCCAGCCGGCGACCGTGTATTGCACCTGGCGGCTGCGGCCGTAGTGGACGTTGCGCTTCCACTTCGCGCGGGTCCGGCAGGCGGTCTTGTCGGAGGGCTCTTCGGCCTTCGCGCGGTTGGGGCGGTGGCGGGCCACGTTGTCCCCGGCGGCCCGCCCGGCGATTTGCGCGGCGTCTTCGCGATTGAACCTGTCGGAGCCCGCGATCTGGCTGAGGATGACGTACTCGGAGAACACGTCACGTTGGCTGAACTGAGCGCTCGCAGCGAGCACGTTCTCGCCGAGCACCAGCTCGGTGTTGGCGCGCTGCTCGCTCGCCTGCGTGATCTCGAGGCCGCCGGCGCCGTCGGAGACCAGCAGCACGCCGCGGATCCGCGCAGCCTGCTCGAGGATGTCGTAGACCGTAGCGAACTCGTCCGGCTTCCAGGTATCGAACTTCGGGCCGACATTGACCCCCGCGGCGATAGCCACGGGGATGTCGAAGGGTTTGCACAGGCGTTGCGCGAGCTGTGCAAGGTCCTTGCCCTTGGCCTGCGCACCATCCGCGGAGCAGTCGACCAGATCGCCCGTGCGGTCGCGGCCGGCGACCGTGACGCTGTGGCTCTCGCTGTCGTAGCTCGGGTTCACGTCATCGACGAAGCCGGCGATGACGCGATCGCCGCCGAGCGCGAGCTCGCATTCCGCGCCGGCGGTGATCGGGCGCCGGGCCTCGGTGCCCGGCCACTTCTCGGTGATGGTCACCTCGAAGCTGTTGGCGATCTGCTGCATGGAGCGGCGCACGCGCAGCTTTTGCCAGCCGCCGTAGCGTTGGCCATCGACGATGAGGTGGATCGACTCGGGCATGGCGCCATCATCCCCGCGCGCGCGGGCAATGCGGATCGTGAAGCGCTTCAGTCATCATCGAGCAGCACCTCGAGCGGATCGCCGGCAGGCACGAATCCCGGGTGGCGCACCTCGTTGCGATTGATGATCTCCCGATCGCGACGCGCGTCGCCGTGGATGCGGTGGGCGAGGACCAGCGCGGGCTGGACCTGTTGCGGGGTGTGGTAGCCGATGCGCGCGAGATCCGCGCCGCGGGCGGTGATGTCGCGGATGACGGCCACGCGCAGATCCGCGAGCGTGCGGTAGCGATCATCAAACGCCGTCTCGGCGCGATCATCCAGGCGCTCGGCGATACGGTCGCGGGTCGCGACGGCATCGGCGAGGGCGTCCCAGGTCATGCGGCTGCTCGTGCGGGCGGCGCCGATGGCCGAGGCGTCGCGCATGAGCGCGTTGGTCGCGTCGCGGTTGGCGCGCTGCTGGTCGCGCGCCGGCGTGTTGCCGGTGATCGGTTTGTCGTCGACACCGAAGTTCTCGAGGCCCTCGTACATGCTCAGCGCCTCGCCCGGGCGCTGCGCGATCGCGCCGAGGTCCTCGACCAGGCCGGTGATCTCCTGGGCCAGTTCCAGCGGCTTCAGGACCAGATCCGAGATGCCGTTGGAGAATCGCGACAGGCGATCGCGGAACTGCGCCGCGCCCTCCGGCAGCGTGGGTATCGCGCCACTGGCGGCCTCGATCGCATCGGCAGCGGTACCGAGCAGGCCCTCGGCGGCCGCACGCACGAACTCCGGCTGGCCGGAGGTATCGAAGCTGTCAGCGAATGACTGCTCGGCTTGTCGGCGGGCACTGTCGGCCCTGTCAGTCGTCACTGACAGGG